GGGGAATTGTCCTACTCGGTTAGTCGCTTTACCCGGAAAGATAAGCCGGGAGCGGTGTAGACAAGTAGTCTTTGGAGTAGAAGAGGATGCTTTCGACCTTGATGGTCTTGGTGACTTCGGACCGATCTCTTTCAACGTTATTTTCCCTTTATCTTGGAAAATAGTGTATGAAATTGGAGGATAACCTAATTTAATAGGTTTATCGAATTGTCGTTTGACAAATCGACCCTCAGATCGGAGTAGCCTAGATTGGAACTCCTTCCAATCTGGACCACCTTCTGAAAGGCCAAGTCGCCCATGCAGATTTGCTTGAGCGAAACGTTCCTCAAGAGTTAGAGAGTGATCCGTTTTTGATAAACGGTGTCTGTACTTATAAAACAGACGAATCCCTTTGTATCTTAAGGCCTTTGAAACCGTAAGCTTAGTAATTTCGCGCCTTACATTTGTAAAACCGCGAATTGCTAATAACCAAGTTGGGGCAGTTCCTCTCAAAGAGGTGAGAGCCTTATCCAAGGCCCTTACCCATACCGCACTGGAAAGTGTCTCTTTGGAAAATCTTTCTTCCCGTACCCAAGAGTCCTTGATAAAAGGATTAAAGGGTGTAGGAATACTTCCTGCAACGTTATGCAATAACTGCATGTAGTAAAAGAGATTGGTACCATCTATTTCAGACTTTAGGTCTAAATTGGCCAAACGCTGGATGGATGATGCTGAAGGTATCAGTGGTTCATAAAGAGCTGCTAAAACAGGAAAGAAGGAACCTTCACGTTTATTCTGAATTAATTCAGGTAAAGGCGTTTCCGGAGGAGCCAGATGTTTAAAACGGCAAGTTTTGTACCGCTCTCGGTCTTCTGACCAATCAGCGGGACGATCTTTGTCCGCTAAAAACACTGGAAAATCCGATTCGGAACCTGTCGTATAATAACGACGTGGATCCAGAGACTGCCAAGTGACGTTCAATTCATCTTTCTCGTCCTTCCGTACAAATAGGTCGGACGCCATCAACTCACAAAATAGCTTCTGTGAGAGCGAAAAGAAAGATCTTTCCATAACTTTTCCTTTAAGAAAAGATAGGCCCCTTTCATGCAGGGCCCGGTAATAGCCTTTTACCGAATCAATGACATAGGAGGCGAGAGCCTCTATGAAACTGTCGACCACCTCCCAGGTGGCGGCATCTTTCCTACGGGAAGGAATTAAACGACGTTCAGATTGAAGATAATCGTGATTGTGGGCTAGGGAGAACGGATTGTGAAGACCAGTTATACTGGAAACCCACAAGTCCGCGGCTACTTCTGTCTTCCTGAAGGATGAAAGAGCCTCATATCTCGGATGAGAATAGAGGGCCTCGATTAATCTTTCGGAAGGGTACAGAAGGAACCCACAAAGTAACTTCATAAATGGAGTCACGATGCGTCCTATAAGGACCTCGCCTGAATGTCTCTTCCAGTCTTGGGGATTCATCCCCAAGCATAAGAAGCGACACAAACTTAGGCCCTTACACTTGTACCACCGGGTTGCAATCCGGTGGGCCAAGTTAACTCTCTTAGGCATTTCTGAAGATTGTAATACCTCCTTAAGTTGCACCGGCGAAAGATTTTCATCTTTTAACCAAATCTCACTTGCAAATTCAAAGAATCCGACATCGGACTCAAATGATTTTGCTTGTGAAAATGGGATACCTAATTCAGCCAGTAAGGCTTGATAGGCTTCCCCTACAACAGGATTGCTGATGACAATGTCATCACCGATAATACAATAGTCTTCAAAAATATCTTCAGTCCAACCGGACCTAGAGGCCGCAACCCACACCAAATAATGATGTACGATTGCCAACCCCGCCCAAGATGAGAGCATACCCATAGGTTGCCCTACAGCGTATTCCACAAACCTCTTTCGAGGATCTATACCTTTCATTGCTGTTACGTCATGCCCCCGAGGAAGTTCAAACTTCCTACGAAGAACATTACACCAAGCAGTCCCAAATCCAGGAGCAAACATGTTGCTCCAGGCCTTACCCGAAGCCGAATCAAAGATTCGATCAAAAACAAATTCATATATTTGGTAAGGAACTCTATCTGTCGCACTCTTTAAATCTAAAGAGAGACGATAATCTCCTTCAAGTTTTGAGATTTTCTCACACGCCGCATGATGGTCAAATGTACCATCGCACGGTAGTGTCCTTAGTATCTTAAACAAGATATTATGGATAGGTGCCAAAGCCCATTGGGTAATTTGGTCAACTATGGCGAAAACTCTAACTTTCCCCGCGGGTTCCATCTTAATAGATAAGGAACCTCCAAAGATTTCCTTTGGATCGCGTTTGATCTCATCATCCTTCAAATAAATTGAAGGATCTTGGCTAGGTAACTTAATGGTTTTAAGATAAGCGGAGAACTCTTTTTGTAAGGGTTCATCCAACCTATCCCATAACCAAGCCCTAAGGCTCGTTCCAAAGAACGCTAAGTAAGAACCTAAAAGTTCACTTCCATGAAAGAAAGCGAACGCCATGTCCTTTGCCGTTCCGGTTAGACCCGGGCGAGCATTGGCAGATGATGACCAAATCGGAAAGATAGATGCTTTACGCATCAAACCTTGAAGAGGAGTTCTGTCATAAGTGAACCACTTATCCCAGAATAAGATAGATTTCCCCTTCTTACTAGGTTTAAAATCCTTAGCTATGGAGTGAAAGAAATTTCTTTCTTGTACTTCATACTGAGGCAAACCTTCAGAAAGGATACCTTCAAAATCAGGTAAATCCTCCAATGGAAATGGATCTGTAATTGAGGATAAATCCACAGGCGCAGTTTCTGAGCCTATGGTCCCCCGATAAAATGAAAGCAGCGAAATAATGAATCGAATATAAGGTAAATTCTTTTCTCTTATATTACGTCTCCACTGGTTAGGAAAACACTTAGGAATACCATCTTTACAGATGGACATTCCGTGTCCTAATAACCAGGGGTTCGTTTTAGGTCTTCCCGAAAGATGATGTCCGAGATATACTATCGCGGACTTCAGAGACTTAGACATCATCAGATAACCTTGGTTATCATGATAACGTTTAACTGTCTCGGCAAATTCGGTTAGCGCGATAAGGTCCAGCTTTTTGAGGTCTTTCCCAATAGCCCAAAAATACAGTAATTTACCGTATTTGAGGATCACTGGGACCAAGTTTTCACTTGTCACTCTCAGCGAGGTACCATCACGATCTTCCACAGTCCACTTCACAAACTCCTTTATTAAGGGAGATATAAATGATTTTACTCTCCCTAAGATATCAATCAAAGGGGGGGGGGATTTAAGAGAAGGTTTCGAAGGCATTACAGTTACTTCGGTTTCAAACGGAGCAGCGAGTACTATTAAGCGGGAGTCTTTTGACTTAAACACTCTAAGGAGTCCAAGATATTCTGACTCAGTAGCATAAAATACTACATCTGGAGCATCAGGTGTTACAAGGGCAAATGCCCCTGCACCAACCCGATCCCAATCAATGGATGGATACAACTTGTGTCCTTTCATTGACGCGGGCGATGACGAAGATGATACGGTAGAAAATAAATATAAATTCACCAAATAATTTGACACCAAGACCTTTCGGTCTGTTCTACTGAGTAGAGTAATCATATTTAAGGTTATTGTACGGGCATTCTGTTAAATGGGAGCAAATCAAATATCAACACACTGTTGGTGAGGTGTTCTTAGAAGAAATTTCTGGATCTCGTCATTTCCCTTACGAAGTAAGGATGACTGAGTGCCTTATCAGGGCAATTCGGCTTTAACTAAGCCCAATCCACCCCTGAATTGCGACTTAATGAGCCAAACTCTCTTAAATTTGCATAAGAGCCAGTAAGGGAACCTAAAGGCCGAACGGCCAAGTGGTGATAAACCACCGGTTTTCTACACCGAATGTACATACTGTACGGGAAGTAGAAGATTCCAACGAATCGG